TTAGGCGTTGTTTTTGCTATCTGGGGACATTTGGGGACTTGAAGATAAAAAGGATAATGCTATCTGGTCTTGTTCCTGTTCTTTTTCTTTCAACATGTGAGCATAAACATCTAAAGTGATGCGAGTATTTTTATGGCCAAGCCTTTTTGAAACATAATCAATTGATACGTCATTGTATAGTAAAAAGCTAGCGTGTGAATGTCGCAAATCGTGAAATCTTATTCTCGGTATATCAAGATTTTCTAAAATATAATTTAGTCTTCTGGAAAACTGTCTATTGTAATAATGACTATAAAGAGGGAGATTACTTTGATGTTCATGTAAAACATTTTTTAAATCATTAGTGATTGATATTATGCGATGAGACTGTTCATTTTTGGTTTCTGTTACTTTTTGAACTGCGACCGAATAGGACTTTGATATAGATATTGTGCTCTTTTTAAAATCTATATCATTAATAGTTATAGCCGCTATTTCTCCAAGCCTAGCACCAGTCTCTAGAGCAATCAAAATGCCAAGGTCGGAATCACTGTCAATATGCTGATAGAGATAAGATTGCAATTTGACAAATTCTTTGGCAGATAAAACACCTTTATGCGCTCCGCTTTTAGTTGATCTAACTTTGACACGAGACCATATATCCTTCTTTATCAAACCATCAATATGAGCGTCTCTTAGCGATGACTTCACAATATCCCAGAATTTAGCGATGGTGGTGTAAGCGACTGTTTTTCCGTATTCGTCAAGTTTGTCTTGGATAAGGGGAGTGGTTAACTGGTCTAACTTTATACCATCAAATAAATTGATAACACGATGATACTCGCTTATGTATCTAGCTTGCGTAGATTCTCTTATATCCGGCTTGCGATATCTTTCATACCATTCTAAAAAGTATTCAGGTAAGGTTATTTTTGAGCGTGCAATTTCATATCCATCTATTTTAGAGCTTTCTACTTTGACTGCCCATGCGACTGCCTCTCGTTTTGTAGGAAATGTTTTTGTTCTTTTTACACGATTAGCACCCTCAATAGCAGAAACAACAGCTCGCCATTTCTTGCCACGTTTTTCAAAACTCGCCATATAAAAAAGCCTCCTTAAAAAGAGGCGCATATCTGGTATAATTAGATAGAACGCCCCGTGCGTTTATAGTATACTTTCAGCACACCTTGTCCGGTCAAAGATTAGGGTGTGCTTTTTTATTTGCTTATTTTAGAGACTTCATTGTCTATTATGTACGCCCGAAAGGGCATTAAATAGTGTTGCAAATTTTTTTATTGAACTTCCCAATGGTATCCAGCAGGTAATGACTGTCCAGGAGCAATGACAGTTGAATGGCCTTTTCTTGTTTGCCATGTATATCCGTCTTGGATCGCCCACTTATTGCGCCCGGTGTTATTGATATTACCATCAGCAGCTTCCGTAGTTGGAGTTGCCTGTGATTGTTCTGTTGTTTGTTGAGCAGCAACTGAATTAGCACGTGATTGAGATTCAGCAATAGAAGAACTCTGAGAACTTGCAAAAATTAGAGATGATTGGGCCGCTTCAGAACTAGCTTTAGCTTCTGCATCGGCGCTAGCTTTTTCAGCTGCTTCGGAGCTTGATTTTTCAGCCGCATCAATACTTGATTTCTGTGCTTCAGAGCTATTAGAAGATTCAGAATTATCATTTTCTTCAGAAATATCATCATCATCATTTTCAGAAGAAGACGATGATGAATATCTCTGTGTGTTCGGGTCAGCTGACTTATGATTTTCTAAACCAGAATGGAGGATATTGAATACTATCACTACTACTATAATTAATCCGTAAACACCTCGTGTTTTATACCACGGCTTAATTTCCCGATTTGTTTTTATATCACGAATTGACCATAATCCCAAAATCCAAAGTAAGAATAGGGGCCATAAAAAAAACATCGCTACCCAAAATAATGGTTTTTTCTTCCATAAATCAATATTTTTTATAAAGCTGTTATAATCAAACAATTTACAATTCTCCCGAACCTTTTAATGTGGTTGTTTAGCACATATATGTACGCCCGTTAAGGCATTGATTATTTTAAAACATTTTCTAATTTTGTACTGATCATCTTTGCATCTTCGATTGCCGTTGATATAGATTTTGATTTGGCTATTTTTTTGCCTTTTGTATTTTTATCAGAACGTTTGCTAGTTTGTATATCATAGGTTTTTCCACCTATTTTTATTTTTACGCCACAACTCTTAAACTTGCTTTTGTCTACACCGTGACGGGCTAAACCACCAACAACAGCTCCTACTGGACCCATTAGTAATCCTCCGGTTAAAGCGCCACCCGCTCCTTTCAAATGTTTATCATCAGTATCGACGTACATTGTATAACCCATTATTTGATTATAATTAAATGTTCCTTTATTAAAAGAAACTGTTTTTTTTGTATCATCAAACATGATAAAGTCGCTAGGGTTACGATAATAAACTGAACGTGTTTTCTTTATTAATTCTTGTTTACTGCGTTCGTTGGAATTTTGTATCATATTACTAAATTCTTTATTTATTTGTTTTATGACCCTATGTTCTTTGTTTGTTTTATTTTCTGTAGATGGGTTGTTACTTTTTGATTTGTAAATAAAGAATACAGTAATAGCAATAATTATAATAACAATTATCATTAATGACCTCCCAGCATTTTAATGTGAATGCTTAGCACATAATATGTACACCGCAAAGCGGTTTATAGTACGACGACACCAAAGATAGAGCTTTCGTGGTTCTCATCAATAGTCATGTCATCGTATTTTTTATTCAATGAAACAAATCGTGAACCAGATTCATCGCTAACATACTTCTTAACGAAAGCTTGTTGGTCGTAATCAGCAATAACAATCTGACCTGAACGAACTTCTGTAGTTTTCTTGACGAATATAATTTGCTTATCATCAAACAAGGGGAGCATTGAATCACCATTTACAACAACAGCGAAGTCGTGAACAGGAACGTCACCATTATATGAAACGATTTCTTTGTGACCGTCACCAAGATATTCACCAGTTCCTGCTGAAACCGCTCCTGATATTTCAACTTCTTTGATTAGAGGAAGTTCAACAATATTGTTTTGTTCATTATATTGTTGCTTTGCAAAGTCGTAAACTTTTTCCTGCCTGTTCTTATTAAGTTTGTTGGATACATTATATATCCTGTCAAGTACAGTTTCGTCATTCATAGGAACATCGGCACCAATTAACCAACTGGGATTAACATTCAAAGCTTTGGCAACTATGAATATTTTATCTTGCTTAGCAGAATATTTTCCAGATAACCACTGGCTAATAGAAGACTTTCCGATTCCTGTCATTTTGGACAAATCAGCAGGCTTTATATTTTTGTACTCCATAGCTGTTTTAAGTCTAGAGTTAAAGCTTTCCATATTTGTTCTCCTTAATATGTTACAAATTAAGTATAAACTAAAGTTCAGCAAAACTCAACAAATTTTTAAAATAAAGTTCAGAAAACTGAATTAAAGTGTTGCATTATAAAAATAAGGGTGGTAATATAAAAGTGTTCAGAAAAGCTGAACAAAATAAAAAGGAGGGACATTAATGATTGAATTTGACTACGAACGTCTGTATGGACGCATGAAATCAAAGGGTTTTAACCAAAGTTCTTTAGCTAGGAAAATCGGAATTTCACCAGCCTCACTAACTAATAAATTAAAAGGCGTTCCATTTCGTCAAGACGAGATGATGAATATCAGCAAGGTGTTAAGCATTAGTGATGAAGAACTAGCAACTTATTTTTTTACAGTCAAAGTTCAGAAAACTGAACATAAACAAAATGCATAGAAAGGAAGTGATCAGATGACAAAAGGGTGGGAACTTACCGAAGAGCGTAAGCAACAAATAAAGACCTACAACGAAATTGGTTGGCCTGCTTCACTAACTATTCCAATTTTAGAGCTTTACGAACAAATGAGCATTACGGCAATTAGGAAACATTTCCTAAGCCGTCCAGATGCACCGTATATTAAGTTCGACCAACGTGGGGGTGTTATTCCTAGGTTAGCTTGGGAAAAATTCAAGGCGTGCATGAGCGTTGGAAAAACATACGAAGGTGAAATTTAGAAAGGCAAATAACATGACAACAGAAATTATGCCGTTTGACTTTAATGGCAATCAAGTAAGAACAGTAACAAAAGATAACGAGACTTGGTTCGTTGCTATTGATTTAACAAAAACATTAGATATTAAAAATACATCTGATGCTTTGAAGAGATTAGACGATGATGAACGGTCTAGGTTTAATCTAGGTCGTCAAGGTGAAGCTAACATCGTAAGTGAAGCGGGATTGTATTCATTTATCGGGGCGAGTCGTAAAGCAGAGGCTAGAAAGTTTATGCGTTGGGTAAATCATGAAGTGCTGCCAAGCATTCGTAAGCATGGCGCATATATGACTGATGCAAAAATTGAACAAGTGCTAACTGATCCAGATACTATTATTCGTCTAGCAACTGAGTTGAAAACTGAACGCCAAGCAAAGGCAGAACTACAACAAAATAATTTGGTGCTCAATCAACAGGTTAACGAATTGAAACCAAAAGCCGATTATGCAGATGTCATTCTCAATAACAAAGCATTGGTAACAATTACATTCATTGCTAAAGACTATGGCATGAGTGGTGTAAAGATGAACGAATTACTTCATGAATTAGGCGTGCAGTACAAGCAAGGTACCACATGGCTATTATATGCAAAACATCAACGAAAAGGATGGACTCAATCAGAAACACATGAGGTTGTCAAAAAAGACGGAACAACGAAATTAGTTCCAAATACTAAGTGGACGCAAAAGGGACGACTTGGATTATATGAACTGCTAAAAGAAAATAGCTACTTGCCATTGATTGAAAAAGAAGAAATAGCATAAGGATAAAAAATGACAAACAAAGAACAATATCAAAAAACAGCACAAAAAGTAATTCGTTTGCTAGCTGAAGCTAGCGCAGAACTTCAAAATTCTAGAAGTGGTTACTCGCCAGAAACAGAAAGTTTTATCGATTACGAATATTACATTGAGTCAATCAAATTGCAAGCCATTGTAGATGCAACATTACAGGCTAGCGCAGATGTAAAGATTGAAAACAATGGTGATGTAACTTACCAAGTAAAGAAATTTTAGGGGTGATCCATGAATAAAAACATAGTAATGAATGAATTTGAGCAACCAAAGCTAGAGATTTTGATTGGTAAGTTAAACGAATCGGTAGAAGTGGCAGTTGATTTAGCATCAGGTTCGCCAGATGACGACTTAGTTGCTGAATTAGATACAACTGCATACGAACTAGGGGAGTTGATCCATAACTTGCGACAAATCAATAAAGAAGCAACGGTACACGAATATATCACAGGAGAAATATAATGTGGTTTTTACAAGTAATAGCAGTAGCGGTCGTATTAATAATAGTTTTCGTAGGTGGCGTTTTGCAAGGTGAGTCACAAGAACGTGAACATCAACGAAATAAGCGCCGTCTGGAACGAATGGGTGGAACAGATGGCAGCAACAAGTACATGCGTGTTAAATAAGGAGAAAAGCAATGGAACAATTAATTAGATTAATAAAAGGTTTGTTGGACGGCGAATTTGAGTTAAAAGAGTTTACACGATCAAATAAAGAAAATGATGACAACACAACAACTATGAGTTTTGGATTTGAAGTCACGAAAACAACTGATCAGGAAGTAGAAGAACACATTAAAGAGCCTACAAAAGAAAATGTTATAACCGAAGCTAATAAATTGTTTTTAAAGGCATCTGAATCAATAAGTCCAGAAGATATAAAAAACAACCCGGCACTTATAAATGAGTTAGCCGTGTTGCTAGATGTGATATTAAAATGAATCAGTTTCCATATTTAGATGACCGTACGGTTTCAACCAAAGTTTGGAAATCTTTCGCTGCTTGTTCAATTGTAATTGGTTCTGACTGGCTTAATTCTGTTCTCCCTAAATGAGTATATAACTGGGCGTTATGTTCATAAACAGAAGATAGAATATTAGCAGCTAAGCTAAGAGTAGAATCACTATTTCCGGTAGGACCAGGTGTCATTAGTGGCATAAAAAAACTCTTTCTGTACCGATTTGAAAATCGGATACTCTCAAATTAAATTTGCAAACGTTAGTTCGATAACCCGAACGCTTGTATAAGTTAAGAATACCATTTTAGATAGAAAGAACAAGGTCAAAAAATGTCTTTTAAAAGCAATAAAATTGATGAAGTTTTGAAGAAAAAGCAACTCACATGGTACTGGTTATTTCAGCATACAACAATTGGTAAAACAACTATTTACGATATTAGAAAAGGTGCCAATAAGCATGTTGAGTTTGAAACCATGGAAAAAATAGCTGATGCACTAGATGTCAGCTTAGATGAATTTAGAACAAAAAAATAAGCGCCTAACTGCTGGAACAGTTAAAGCGCAAAGATATAAATTATTCGCAAGAAATTTATATCTCGATTATAGCAAGAAACGAGGTAAATGCAAATGGTACAAGATGCGTTAGCTCATTATCAGCCAGATGTTGAAAGTTTAGCATGGCGAAAAAAGCAGAGCAGAATTGAATACTTATGCAAAGAACGTGATGCAGCATTGGACGAAATTCAAGGTTGCCAAAATTACGTAGAAGAACTCGAACAAGAATTAACACAGTTAGAATCAGGAGATTAATTATGGCAAATGAAGTAGCACAAGTTCAAAAAATTATTAACAGTGACAAGATGCAAAAGCATTTTGAGGAAATATTGAAAGACAACGCAGCCGGTTTCTTAAGCGGATTGTCAACGGTCGTGGCATTAAACCCAGACTTAGCAAAAACAAACATGAATGACCTAACTAACGCTGCAATGCGAGCAGCCATTCTTGATTTGTCAGTATTGCCAGACCTTGGTGAAGCCTACGTTATCCCTTATGGAAAGCGAGCAAAGGTAGATGGTAAGTGGGTAACCAAAGATGTTAAAGCTCAGTTTCAACTAGGCTATCGAGGGATTATCAAGCTTGTACAAAATACCGGACGTGTTGGTCGTTTGGGTGGAAGTGCTGTTTATGAAGCAAACAAGCCACATTACAACTATGTATTTGATGAATTCACGATGGAAAACGAAAACTATGATCCATACGTAGATGGAGAAAGCCCAGTAGCTGGATACCTTGCATTTTATTACTTAGATGGTGAACGCATCGTCAAGTATTGGCCAATCCAAAGAGTGATTAATCATGCTATGAAGTTCAGCCAAACCTATAAGGGACCAGACCATAAAGACCGTTACGGTAAAACACCACAGACACCATGGTATACAGACTTTGATGCAATGGCTATTAAAACAGTGATGAAAGACCTGCTTAAGTTTGCTCCCAAGACAACCAAGGTTGCGCAAGCTATTGCAGAAGATGACAAGAACGAACGTGAAGCACGTGATGTTACTCCAGAAACAGAAGAAATCACTACTACTGACGATCAAAACGTTGTACCAGAAATTATTGATAATCAACCAGAAGAAGATAATGACAACCTGTTTTCTGGAGTAGATACAGGTGATGCACCTAATCCATTTGCTGAAAAGAATGAGACTTCGGAGGACGTAAAATGAGTGAACCAAAGACAGTAATGCCGTTAATTAGCTTTGAAAACGGTGTGGCACAAAACTGGAACGATTTGCGAGCAACGCTGAATGGTGTCGAAGTGACTGCGATTGATAGCAAAGTAGATGCGCAGAGTATGGCTGCTTTGAAAAAGGACATGAAGCAAGTATCTGACTTAATCAAGAAGTCTGTTAAGCAAAATGTTAAGGACTATGAACAGGAATTAACGGAACGTAATGGTGGATTGTTTGCTGTTAAAGATACCGCTGATTCAATTATTGAAGATATTACGGAAGAACAAAATACGTGGAATGTCGGTCGTCTAAAGCAATTACAACCAGTGTTGCAAAAAGAAATTGACGAACGCAACGAATCGTATCAACTTAAAACACCACTAACCATCAAGGCAGACTGGTTAAAGATTAGCAATTTTACCGCTACTGGTAAACCAACCGGAGCGCTAACAAGGTTATTGAATCTAGAATTTGTTCAAGCCAAAGCAATGGAAAATGAACCGCCTAAATTAACAGAAGTTCAAGAAGCGAAGAAAGCGATTAAATATGAATTTTCTAAAGTCTGGGACGATATCCAAGATGAAGAAATTTACACCGGCAAAGACTTCAAACAGATGCTTTCCGAAATCGCCAAACAATTAAATTAAGGTCGATATGACCTGATCATCGTCACTAAACTGATTAACCAGTGAAAAGAGTTTAAGTCGCTCAATTCGTTGATGTTCATTCGTATGATGGCGATGTGGCGTAACCACACGAAAGGGTGTGAAGCCCAAAGGAGGTAACAGTGGCAGATAACAAACAGGAAGAAAAACGGTATTTTTGGATAAAGATTCGCCAAGACTTCTTCACTGACCCTTATATTAAATTACTTAGAAGAATGGCTGGTGGAGACACCTACACCATTATTTATTTAAAAATGCTAGTTAAGAGCGCCGATACAAACGGAACTATTTATTTCCAAGGCGCTGGTCAAGATTTAGCAGAAGAATTGTCTTTGATGCTAGATGAGGGTGTGGAAGACGTGCGAGCGTTGCTTGCTTATCTAGAAGCTAAAAAGTTATTATTGCACCCTGATTTTACTGAGGATATTTACTTGGTTGCCACTCCTGATTTAACTGGGTCAGAAACTGGAGCAGCACAAAGAGTTAGAAAATTTAGAGCAAGGCAAAAACAAAAAACGTTACAAAGTAACAGTGATGTAACAACCTGTTACGACAGTAAGAGTAAGAGTAAGAGTAAGAACACAGAGTTAGAACAAGAGTTAGACACAGAGACAGAAACGCCGTACTCAAAAATAGTATCTCTGTTTGAAAATAACGGTTTTGGTTCTGTGGGTGGTATTACCTCACAAAATATTCAAGATGAGTTGAAAGACTTTACTGATAATTCAGATGTTGATGAGGCAACTAAGCTATTACAAAAAGCAATAGAAATTGCAGTTAATAACGGTAAAAACTCATTCTCATATGTTTGGGGTATTACAAAACGTTGGTATAACAGCGGTATTTTCACTATTGAAGCACTGGAAGCAGAAGAAAAAAAGCGAACCTTTAGCAAAGGATATGGAAATACAACTAAAAAAGAAAAGCTTGAAAACGGGGGCTACGGTACAAGATGAATAGCCTCAAGGACGTGTTAGAAAACGATGAACGCTTTACCAAGAATAAGGTTAGCGATGAAGAATTGCAAGCATGGCGTGAAAAGGTAGAACGTGAAGACCAGGAACGAGTCAGGCAAGCATTGTTTAATAACAGAGCACGTATCTACAAAAGAGATAGCGTTTGGGGAACTAGCGGTGAGCAGACGTTCACATTTCAGAAGTGGAATCCAAAAGTGCAACCTAACCAAAAGTTAGCCCACGATATTTGGAAGAAGTCAGCAGATATCACTAAGAGATTGTTTGATAGTAATTTCAACGTTCTGTTCTACGGTGAAGCTGGTACTGGTAAAACAGCCATGGTGTTAGCAATTATTGATGCGCTGAAACAACACTCGAATAAGTTGAGCATGTTTGTCAGTGTTATGGACTTACGAGAATTGATTATGTATGACTTCAATGACAATGAAGCAGCTATCAAGATAAAAAACATTGAGCGATCAATGCGTGAGGTTGATGTTTTGGTACTTGATGACTTTGGTTCTGAAGCGGGTGGTATGAAAAACGAAGGCAGTGCCACTGAAAGATTACAGCAGTTCTGGTTTCGAGTTGCTGAAGCAAGGCAAGTAAAAGATAAAGACGGCAACAAGCGTTACAGCACTATCGTGACCACAAACAACGATAGGGGCGATTTGGAACGCATGTACAACAAGAAGATTGTTAGCCGACTGATTACAAAAAAAGCAGAGAACACAGTTGTGTTTGACGGATTGGACGATGTCAGAGAATGAGTTATCAAATGATTTGTACAGAAAACGACAGAGTAATTATGCGAGACCCAAGAGTGTTCACGAAGTTTGACGATGTGGAGTACGCATTAGCAAAGCGCATGTGCGTTGACAGTGAGCCTTGGAATTGGGGTATAGAGGAAATTTGAGGAGTTGATTATGGCTAGAGAAATTAAGTTTAGAGCGTGGGATGGAGAAAAAATTCATCCCGATGTAATCAGAACATTAAGTTATTGTCTTATCGCAGAAGATATAACGGTTGAACAATACACAGGTCTCAAAGACAAAAACGGTGTTGATATTTATGAAAATGACATCATAGAAATTTCTGATACGTCTTATGGAGATAGCGACAAACATTATGGTGTTGTTGAATATAGCGAATATGCAGAGCTTGTCTTTGGAAACATATTACTTAGCAGAGTTTATAAGGCTATTAAAGTAATTGGCAACATACACGAAAACCCAGAACTGTTGGAGGAGTGAGGAAATGACATTTGATGAAGCAACAGAAAACATAAACGTATTATCAGCTTTTAGTAGTGGATATGGAATATCACCAACAGCTGTACGTGAAATTATCAGTACGTTGAAAGAAGAATATGCGCCAACTATTGAGATGACAAAAATACAACATAGCGTATTTGTTGATGAGATGGAAGACATAGCCACACAAGAGTACTTAGATTTGTTTATTACTGATGGGCTCGACTTAGGTGATATGACAGTTCGCGAGGCTCTGAATGCTTGGATAAAACCAGAAACAATCAAGGTAGTTGACGAATAGTGACTGAATTATTTGGACAAGTGAATAAGCTAGATCCAAACAAAGGGTTAGTCACATTGCGATTGAGCGATGATGATTTGCGCACATTGCAGAAGTATCACGCAACTAATCAGCAACAAGTTTTGTCAGTGATAGCCAGTGATGACAATGAGCCAACGCCAAAACAGCGTAGATTTTCGTTTGCGTTACTCAATGACATTTGGCTATCACAAGTAGGTGGATCGTGGTTAGAGACCGTAGAAAGCACAAGAAGGCATTTTTACGGCATGTACGAGTATTACCACGGTTTAGATTTTGGCGAATTTAGCCTAAGCGCAGTCAAGGGCAATAAGTCGGACACAAATGAATTCATCAACATGCTATTAGATTATTCAGTTTTGCATAACATCAGCTTGAGTGTGAAACCATTGAACGAACTAGAGCCACAAGAAATAGCGCATTGGGAATATCAGTGTCTGATGAACAAGTGTTGCGTGATATGTGGCAAGAGACCGAGTGACCTGCACCATTTAGACACAATTGGTCAAGGGGTGGACAGGCGCAAGACTAACCATTTGAAACACAGAGCCGTGCAATTATGTAGAACCCATCACCAGATGGCGCATTCGTTAGGAATTGAAACATTCTTACAGAAACACCACCTGACAGGCATCAAGATAGATGAGCGAATTGCAGAGGTTCATAGATTAAATACAGGAGATTGAATATGGGAATCAACAAAAACACAACATCAATTAGCGGGTTAATCAGAATGCTTCAAAAATATGAAGACCGACAATCTATTGACATGTTTGTTAAACATAACGCTGGCGGAATTGATAGGCCGATAACTCAATTTCAGTTAGTAGATGACGAAAGCGAGAACGTAAAACTAATCGTTAAAGATTATTAATGTCACAGAAGTAATTTAAGACGTTAAACACCGTTTAGGTATAAAAATACACTAAACAACATTTAAAACATCAAATGTAACTGTTTCTGTGGACGTGAGAGCAAATGAAAAGGAACAACATGTATGAGTAAAGAAATCAAATACGATCTGTTCAATGACCATTTTCAAAACTACAAGCAATATGGCATACCAAAAGCGCAACTTGTAATCGCTGATATTCCATATAACTTAGGCAATAACGCCTATGCTTCTAGTACGGAATGGTACGTTGACGGAGACAACAGCAAAGGCGAGTCGAATAAAGCCAATAAAACATTTTTCAACACAGATGTTGATTTTAAAATTGCGGAGTTCATGCACTTTTGCTCAAAAATGTTAATCAAGGAACCGAAAGACAAAGGCAAATCACCGGCTATGATTGTTTTCTGCTCATTTCAACAAATTCAAGAGTTGATAGATCAAGCACAAAAATATGGTTTTAATCATTACTATCCTTTGGTCTTTATCAAAAACACGTCACCTCAAGTATTGAAAGCCAACATGAAGATTGTTGGCGCTACCGAATACGCTTTGGTGTTCTACCGAGATAAGTTGCCGAAGTTTAACAATGACGGACGTATGGTATTGAATTGGTTTAATTGGGTTCAAGACGGACGATATCCGAAGATACATCCGACACAGAAGCCTGTGCCTGTACTGAAAGAACTAATCAATATCTTTACAGATTACGGCGACGTTGTGATAGATCCAGTAGCCGGTAGTGGTTCAACATTACGAGCTGCTATTGAATTAGACCGTAGTGCTTATGGCTTCGAGATACAGCGAGAGGTTGTTAAAGAGGCTAAGGAAAAGATGTTACACAATATGGCAACGACTTTAATGTTATAGGAGGCAGTGAGATGGCAACAAGAAAAAAACTAAGTCCATTTGAAGAAGCAAAGCAAGCATTTTTAACACCGGATGGAACACCAAGAGGTTTGGTGACTGGAGCATACGCATTGGAAGTAATCAACAAATTGGAAAGACGTATAAAAAGTCGAAATGACTTAATTATTATGCAGAGGGCAACAAGATAAATGTTTAAATTCGAGACAGAATTAACAGTTAATCCAGCACCTCATAATCAATCAAATTTTAATCCAAAAACGAGACAAGTTTTTAAAGGGGCTAAAGAAAAAGCGTACATCGCTGATTTAGAAGTTCGACTCAGAGCAAAGATTAACCGTATCAAATTTAAAAAATTTGGACCACAACCTATAAAAGTTGATTACATTTTTGGTTTCATGCCACCACAATCATGGAGCAAAAAAAGAAAGTTATCAGCACTTAATCACGAGACATACCCAACATCATCACAACTAGGTGATTGGGATAACTTATGTAAATCCACGCAAGACAGGTTGAACGCGCTGATTATTGAAGATGATCGTTTCATTGTAGACGGTCGAGGGCGGAAGATTTACACTGAAAAGCCTTATTTGAAAATTGAAATAGAGGAACTGTAAGCTATGACATTTGAAGAATACAACAAGTCTGTTCAAGACAGAAACAATAAACAAGCGGTATCTGACGGACGTTTCACTGATTCATTTGAACGCAGGTCGGCAGTACAACGCCACAAAATGGCGCAACGAAAGCAACGAGTTCGTTTGCTGTTACAAGAAGGTATCACAAGTATTACTGTTCTAGCGCAACATTTCACTATTAGCGTATCAACAATGCGTGGCGTTATCTATCAAATGGGATTGAGGATTGAAAACAGTCGGGTGGTTGTATGACGATATACAAAATAACGGCTGTACCGTCACGTTTCCTGGAGATATTTAACTCATACTACGATTATGAATACCAAAACGGCGAGTATGTGTCTGACAAAGACTATGAGGCGTTAAACGCAGAAGTAGAACATTTCAACACCAACGTGTCGAAAGCTGTGACTATAAAACTAGAGGAAGTGTGATGAGATGAAAATAAATTCAATATTTTTAGCCAATGGCTATGAAATTACAGTTTCAGGTTATGATAACGGCGACGTTATCGTTATTAACAATAAAAAATATCAAGTAAAAGCAGATGCAAAAAGTCGTTGATTTGAAGAAGTCATTTGAAAGGAAATGAGATGAAAATAGTTAGCTTACAGAGCGTGGGATTAGGAGATGACTAACAACCGTAATCTTAGACTGATACATTGGATATGAATAGTTAAAGGAGCATAGCGTGGCAGATAGAATAGACAAACTTTTGTACGACTATTATTCTGGTCGATTACACAGCAAGGTTAATAACAGAATAAGAGAAATTGAAACACCGACTAATAACGATGAAAATATTGGAGGAAGTCGCGCACAGAACAAACATATTAGGCCTGTTGACGATATGATTATTAAAAAAGAGCAAGATGTTGTGCTTAACAAATGTCGTGCCGACTTAATCTACGCAACAAGGTTGGTGAAAAGAATTGAAGACTCGTTTGATCCCGATATATGTAATGTTGTTAAACTTCATTTTGACAAACGATTAGGGCAAGACTGGTTGGCAATTGAATCAGTTACTGGAATTAGCACTAGGCAAGGGCAACGATATGTTAATTGGTTTAAAAGAGAAGTTGGCAACGTCTTCTGGTACGACAAAGGTAAGGAGCAAACTACAAATTTTATCAAGAAAGAGGCGACGATAGATGATTTAGCTGAAATAACTTCACTTATCAAAAACAGGCTCAAGGCTGTGGATAACTAAAAATACCAAAATGACGTCGCTTTTATGTCGCAAATTGACCTAAAAAAAGTGCAATAATGGTATTGTTGAATAATTAAAAAAAGCACCTTTGGGTGCTTTTTTGTTCATAATTTGCGGACAATATCTACTATGAAAAAAAGTAATTCTAGTAACATCACCATTATTACTGACCATAAATAAATCAACAAGTAAAGAAAGCTTATCAAAAAAAACATAGTAAAGTCATGAGAAACGAAGTAAAAATGTTCGTAGTCAAAATTTAATGAACAAACTATAAGTATGACATACACCGATATTATTTCTATAATTTTTTTTATTTTTACATTTATAATAAGGTTTCGCACATAAAAGAATAGTTGAACTGAAGCAGAAAAAAACATTCCCACTGCCCATAAAGAAGCAATTGTAAAGTGAGGGCTTGATAAAAAGTGAATTTTACTGTTAATTATTTCTGTTTTTTCTTTAACGCTTAGAGAAGCATCTGTTGCAATATAAAAAGTACCTAGACACAGCATTAGTATAGTAACTAACGTCATTAGACTAATACCGAGTAAACTTCGTTTGTTGGCAATATCTAATTGATTTCTATACAAATTTAAAGGATTTATATTCTTTAGAAAGTTTTCCCGCTTGTTTCCTTTTTGGTTTATCATAATACTCCTCTTTTACAAATATATTCATTGTACAATCTTGAACTACTTTAAGTCAAAATTATTAATACGATAGGTTGGAATATCTATCATTATTATGTGTTAGAAAGCGTTACATCACTGAAACGAGATTAGATACATCGGAGTAAGGGCGTGCAGGTGCGATGCCTGTTTGGCACATTGCGGTCACTCGCAAACACAACTTAGGATAATGACATTTGCCTGTCTTTATCGTACATAACGCACCTTAACGGGTGCTTTTTATTGGAGTTAAACATGAATGAATCAGAGAAGAAACTACGCAAGAGACGTAGACATATCAAACAGGCGACTGATGTTAATCGCAAGCACGCTGACATGATGAAAACGGAGAGCGTTGCACGACATGAACGTTCACGTATTCAGATTAGGTCAGAGGTGATGGAGAATAGGCAGATTGACTACAAGAGTCACATGAAGTGGTTGAATAGGCATTGAAGTTTTCGCTAATTGGAAAAGTTTCTTAAAGAGTGTTATTATGTTTACCATCAATAAGAAACAAGAAGGGGCTTAAACAATGAGAGTTGATACATCAAAATATCCAGAAGGTGAAGATGCTGTACCACCTGAACGAGTAAGAAGATTAAAACTACTTAGTAAATTAGCAACATTTATGTGCATTGCTATGTATATATCTTATATTCCGCAGATTATTAGTAACTTTTCGGGTCATCCAGTAGGTTTTTTACAGCCTTTGGTTGCTATGATTAATGCTTCTCTTTGGACTGGATATGGTTGGAGTAAGACTTATAAGGATTGGCCAATCATCATTTCTAACGTACCAGGCATCCTTTTTGGATTAGTCACTGTCATTACAATATACATTCATTAAGATAAAGCGCTTCGGCGCTTTTTGTTTTGAATTAAACTTTTGTTATGAGTTTGAAAGATAAACTACGTACTATAATGTATCAACAATTCTAGGAGAATAGATATGGCATTAGCAAGAGAAGACATTGATATTGAAAATATTAAACGTGAATCAGATGCTGATTTGATAGTTGAAAACATAATGCAGTCCACGCGTATGATCTCTCGTTTTCAGGATAGGCAAGTTAAAATGCGTGACGAAATAGAGGAACAGAAAAGAACTATTAGCAATCTTGAAGATGACATTCAACTGCTCAAAAAAGAGAAAAGGTGGAACATGTTATGGCGTAATAGCCTAGAAGGATATATTGCTAAGACACAAGTGTTTTTGGCTATCGTATTTTTGATCAATATGCTATTTACTTATTTCATGAGTAGATAGCAACGTGTAATGGTTAAAGACTAAATGGTTTATCTGTATTGATTAGTAACGTTATCTTATCCGAATTATTCAAAATAGTTTCGTTATTGTTTGAATCGCCAATAAAATCAATTACTGAGTTCCTCATTTCTTGACAAAAACAAGGCAGATACAAAACAAAAATGTTTTCGGTTGAATACTGTATGCCTACTCTATGAATTGCATTGCTTCCGTATGTAAATCTAACTCGGGAAAGAATTGAATTGTTTTTCTTCGAAATGTTATCAGTACCAGCGTGTATGTAGGCGCATCTTAATTTGTAAAAGTCTTTGGCATTTAATGATTGATCATAGTTGTTTTGATGTATGAAATATTGATTCATCCAGTTCTCATAACGCTCACCAGCCGGGTTACCAAAAGAATTTTTATCCAACGATGCACAAATATCAGGGAGAGTCAGGGCGACTGTTAGCGCAGCGTAATATTGTCCCTTTTCTATGCAACTCTGCATGTCTTTTAAAAATGGGTCTATCTTGTCTTGTAAAGTCATTATAATATCTCTCTTTCGATTTATTAAACAGTATATACCTTTAAGGAGAATGTCATGAAAACAAATAAACTAGGAACGGCACTAACCGTTGAAGAAATTGAAATAATTAATCACATTGCCGCCGGTAGAACTATATTATTAAACGCTGTGGTAGATGGCGATATTCGAGCTAAGCCGGGCTGTTACTTAGGCAACAGCTCTATTAATGGAACTTTCATGGTTACCCAAGATAATTTCTAATCCAACCCACGTCTCGCTAGTAGTATAATTACTGCTATTGGAGGTTGGAGATGAATAAAAAATGGTTTTGGTTATTGATGGTAGTTTTGGGAGTTGTTATTTTTGTAGGTGGTCCGTTATTTGTTCAGTATACACATTGGCCACAAGGAACTACTGGTCACGGAGATTGGTTAAGTTTCTGGGGCAGTTATTTAGGTGTAATTCCATCGGGACTAATAGCTTATTTTGTGGTAAAAATCCAAATTGATGCCGAACGGCACAATGAACATTTGAAACGTAATGAGGATTTATATATCCAAGATTTAAGAGAAATACATGAACTCATCAATGAAATTCGCTTAACAATTGTGATGATGACTACAGTATTTGAAGATTTAAAGAATGATATTGGCGATGCTGAATATTTCGCGAAAACATATATTGCTATCTCTGAAAAAAATAAACATCAATTAAGATATAATGAATATTTTAATAATGCTCTTGAAACCTTGCCCAAAGGATCTTCTAGTAGTATGGTTAATGAAATTAAAGATATGATTAAAAGTTTAGAACGATTAGAAGTTAATACAGAATTCTATCTAAATAAAATAAAAAAAGGAGAAAACAATAAAAACCATGATACGGAATATAAAGAGTATTTTATTAACGATTTTAGAATGTTAGGCATAAAATACGAGATGGTAGCACGTTTAATTAAAAAAGAAATTTCCAAATATTATATTGTCAATGAGCATATTTGATATAAACGTAAGCGCATAAGCGCTTTTTATTTTGCAGTGAATGAGGAGAAAAGATGAAAAAGTTAGTACGTGTTATTTGGAAGTTGATACTAACATTTGATGGTATTGTGTTTTGTTCAAGTGTTGGGGCTACTATTTGGTTTTCACTATTAAAAAAGTTTCCGTTAATTGATATAGATGCAAGTACAGCTAAAGTAATTTGCCATTACTTATTTATGTTATTCACGATTACTATTGTGCTGAACGTCTTATTGGCTTGCATTATGATTGCTGTTGATTTGTGGAGCAAGTCTGATGTCGGTTTTGAACAAGGTGGTTTGATTGTTGGAACAGCAAAATCAGAACAGATACCATTCACGAGAAGAAACCTAGACCGTGGTGCGCCAACTAAGCCGACCAAGCAATGAGGAGAACGTTATGCAATGCTTAATGTTCAATCACATACTAAGTCATAACGAAAAGAATAAATTGAGGAAGAGTATCATGAGAAAAGCAATTCAAGTAACAAATCAATTAGATGTAGAAGAATTAAACAAACTATTTGAACAGGGATATCAAGTTGAGAGTGCAGATGACAACGGCATTTATATTCTTAAGTATGATGAGAAACAACCCACTTTTTTGATTGCGTGTGACAATTCAATGGTTGATATTTCAAAAAGTCAACATACTGTAAAACAACCACACGTACGTATTGAGTTTGATGATATCCGTGATGTACCAAAGGTGTGGCTAGATGGGGAGCTGATTGGTGATGGTGCAGATAAGAAGCCATTGGTTAGTCTTAAAGTTGATTGGAACACAGATACAGCGACTGATAAGTTCAAAGGATTTGATGTTAATTATTTAGACTTGGATTCTAACCAATATCAAATGAGAGGGTATCATGAAGGTATGGTGAGATAAAATTTCTGTGTTATAACCGTTCAAAAGAACTATAATGTAGTCATAAAGCGAGGTATGAGCATATGAAGTTTGGAATGAGAACACCATCAATCAAAAAGTCTGTCAGTGCTAGAACAACTGGACGTGCTAAGCGAGCGGTTAAGTCAGCTATCAATCCTGCTTATGGTAAGAAAGGAACTGGTTTAATTACTAATCCTAGCAAGTCAGTAAAGAATAGTGTTTATCACAAGACAACCAAAAGCGTTCGGAGTTTGTTCAAGTGATGTAAGCTCAGCTCATTAAATTGAGTTGGGCTTTTTGTATACATAAATTTAAGGAGAAAACGAAATATGAATGATGTAGTAAATATATTTCTTTGCAAAGATAAAATGGATGTGATTGCGAGCATGACTAATTATGCAGACAATCAAAAGCGTTTTGGCGAGAACGTGAAAGCTATTCGTTCGCGAGCAACCGTTGTCGTTAATGGCAGTTGGGTCACTAAGTTTGTTAGCAGTCCTAAGGCTCTAGATGGTATGCATGTTCGTGAGATTACAGTTAGCACAAGAATGTCTACAGCTGGTGAATTAAGCAAATTAAAAGACATGTTGAATATGGCTAGGCAGGGACGTATAGCTATGAAAAACGCACAGATGTGAAGTGAATGGCTAGAGTAAAGATATGCCATAAGCCTGACTGTCACAATACCATACCTTATGCGCAAGACAATCCATACTGTGAACTACACAAGGCAATGTATCGACCCAAGCCAGAGTTCAAGCCTAAGTCATCTTATGAACGTAAGCGACAACAACGTGAGTACAACGCTAATAAGCGTGACAAAGAAGCCAATGAGTTCTACCACAACAAGACATGGAAGCATTTATCAGCAGGACTTAAGCAACAGGCTATGTTTACATGTGAATGTTGTGGACGTACAAGTACAACAAAAGGTTACTTAGTTGTAGATCATATCATCCCCAGAAAGATAGATAAGCGTAAGCAACTGAATAAGGATAATCTATGGGTGATATGCAAGAGGTGCCACTGGTACAAGGGGATGCTTGAGGACGACGTATATACTGACGGCTTATTCCTAGAGAACATAGACGCCAGTAAGTCTTGGGGTAAGGATGAGGTAAGACAATGGATACTTGATTCAATCAAACGTCATGATGAAAGTAAAGATGATTGATGTTGTTTAACATTTGATGATTACTTACTTATCATCATTGGTTATTGTCATCATTACAAGTTATTGTTCATCAACGAAAGGAATTGATATGAAGAACAGAACGAAAGCTAATCAACTAACAAACGAATTGATTAGATTGAAATTGTTGAATAAGAAAAAGAAACAGAAAATAATTCCGTTTGGAGAAAATTCCATTAGTTGCCTTCCGGTTTATCACTTGGGAAGTAAAGAGTTAGATTCGCTTTTAAAACAAAACGGTTTGAGTTGATTGTACGTATTTTATAAATTAAATCAGGAGTATATCTTATTATTATTCGGGTACAAATAAAAAATACCCCCGGGTGGGGGCAAACGGAGGGAGCGTCACAAGGTGGCGTCCTGAATTTCCGCAAATGACGAAATTAAAAATTTTTATTGGATGATTTTTTAATTTAAAACGTTGTTATATCAGCGTTTAACGTGTTGTTAATATGCTTTTAGTATACCACAAACTTTTGACGAAAGGGGGTGTTTATTTGGCAAATAAACGTAATGCTGGTAGGAAAAGAACGACAAGAACGGATGAAAGCCTTAGAGCTGATAGAAGAGAACGTAATTTAGAGTTTCAAGAAAAACAAAATGAACTTACTGAACTACAAGATACCCCTCCTTATCATTTAAAAGGGAGTGGGGTGACGATGTGGAAAAAAATAGTTCCTGAGTTACGGAAACTAGGTACCATAAAGCAAATTGATACAGTCAATCTTGAAGCATTTTGTTCATCATACGCAACATATATAGTTGCAGAAAAAGAAATATCAGAAAACGGTATATTTGCCTATAATTTTGATGATGAGGGCAATAAAACAACGGATTTCAGTAAGAAGAATCCTGCTTATTCAATTATGAATGATAGTATCAAGACTTTGAAATCTTTAGCTGTTGACTTAGGGTTATCATTTGATTCACGCTCAGGTCAGTTGGTTCCGAGTGACAATGTAGTTAGTGAATCGGATAAAAAAAGTGGATTATGGGCGGTGAATTTTGGTGCAGAAATTTAATCTAGTTGGTGTAACAGACGTTAAAGGTGCTGTTAAATCAGAAAAAAGACGTTACAAAAGATATTTAGATAAATATAATGATCCTGCTACTCAGTATGCTTTTGATGTTTTGTTCACTGATAAGTATATTACTGGTAGAGATGCTCAGCTTGCTTGTTTTAGGCATATGCAAGACTTGGGTAGACAACGTAATAGTGATTTTCCGTATCATTATGACACGGCGTACGTCACTATGATTGAACATTTTACGAGAATACTTCCTAACCCTGATAATTTTAAAGTGACGTTGAAGCCTTATAATTGGCAGTCATTTATATTAGATAGTTTATTAGGTTGGCGTACAGAAGAAAATGGTACAAGATTTACTACGTCTAACATAAGTGTTGCTCGTAGACAGGGTAAAACGTTTATTGCATCCATGCTTGTTAATTTCTACTATTTTATGGTTGCAGCAGAAGCAACATCACAAGATTTTCTTGTTGCTAGTTATGATAGTGAACATGCCACTAAGCTATTTAACGATGTTTCTATTCAGGCCAAAAAGTTGTTAAAAATGCCGGAGTTCTCAGCATGGGCTAAAGAGAATGATGTAGATGCACAAACACAACAAGTTATTGGTCGGGTAAGCAAAAATACCATTCGTAAAGGAACATCAGAAGGTGGAGGATTTGATTCGTTTCACAACGTTATTGCTGTTTATGACGAAATTGGTAATCTTAAGCCGGACAAAAATGAAACTCTTAGACAGATAACGTCTGGTCAAAACGGTATAAAAAACCGTATGTTTGTCAAGATATCAACTGCTTACCCAAACGCTAAAGTGAAGTTTAAAAAAGACCAAGATTTGATGCGCAAGATTATCGAACAAGATGATTTGCGTGAAGCTGATAATACTTTCCAAATTATTTACGCTCAAGATAGTGAAAATGAGGTGTTCAATGAGGATATTTGGCACAAGTCTAATCCTAATTTGAACGAAATGAGCGAGGACAAGTATAAGTCCGAAATCAATAGTTTGATTAAAGATAGAGATGATGCTGACAGAAGTGGTGAATTAGCTACATTTGTTAATAAGTCATTAAATATTTGGAGCCGTAAGTTCCAAAATAGTTATTTGTCTCTTGAAAACATTCAGAAAAACATTATTGATGATTTTGATATATATGGCCGTGAAGTTTATATCGGGTTTGACGGAAGTCAAAGCAATGACAACACTTCATTCGGGTTCATATTTCCATACCGCGAGGTTAAAAAAGACAATTATTTTTGCAAACAATTTAGTTTCATACCATTTTCACAGGCTAAAACGATTGAAGCAAAGGAAAAACAAGACGGTCTTAATTATCGAGAACTCGAAAAGCAAGGTTTATGTGAAATAACCAGAAGTCCTGAGGGAACAATTGATAAAGACCAAGTTTATCATTGGTTAGAGCAGTTTATCGCAAATAATGACCTGAAAGTTAAAATGATTGCACTAGACCCCAATTTATCTGATTGGTTATTAAAACGTATCGAAAACTATCATGATGAATGGCCAGTGTCTACCGTACGACCAACTTCACAAGTATTGTCTAATCCAACTAAAGATTTGCAAGCACAATTCATCAACGGAAACGCTGCTATTTTGAATGACCCACTTTTGATTGATGGATTTACAAATGCTGTGTTGATTGAAGACAGAGGTGGAGCTGTTAAGATTGACCGTTTGAATAGAACAAGTGATCACATCGATACATCAGATGCATTGGTCAACGCACATACTGGAGCACAGTTCTATTTTGAAGATTTTAAAGGGGATGATTATAATCCGTTTAATGATTTGAGCCGCGATGAGAAGAAAGATTACTTTAAGAGGATGTTTGGATGATAGTAAAAATTATGAAAAGTATATCTAATTTTTTTGATAACTGGCTAGCGGCAATTCTATTTATTATAGGAATAGCGCTGATTGATATCGGTGCTTTTTATTTTAATGCAATTATTGGTTTTATCGTTTCAGGACTTCTGTTTATAGCCATGGCGATAATTCTTAATATGGAAAGGAGGGAATAAATGAATGGGTTTAATGACTTCGAGAAATCGACAACATAAAATCAGTAACACAACTTATCCTAGTACGCATGGATATGATCCAGTTATTTCACAAATAGCAGGTCTTCCTGTTGGATATATAAGTGGTGCAAACGCACTAAAAAACAGTGACATATTTAGTGTAGTTAATCGAATAGCCAGCGATATTGCTAGTGCCAAGTTTAAAACTGAAAACACATATGTAAGTGAGCGACTTAATCAACCCTCAAAGTTGATTGGTCGTTTTTCATTTTGGCAGGGTGTCATTATTCAATTGTTATTGAGTGGTAACGCTTATGTACCGTTGGATTTGGATTACTTAGAACAAATACCGCCATCTTCGATTATTAGTATTGATATTGACAATGCTAATCAAGGCGCTGTTTATACATTAGCTGAGTACAACAACCACCCTGAACGCAAATTAATGCAAGACCAGATACTTCACTTTAGGCTAATGCCTGACGCAACTTATCAATATCTTGTGGGAATGTCACCGTTAGAAAGTTTGACCAAAGAGCTGACTGTTTCAACAGCAAGTACAGACCAAAGCTTGAACTTGATTAAAAACCGTATCACGCCTACTTCTGTTTTACAGATTAGTAACGCTTTATTGGAACAGGGCGATACTGATGCGGCGCGTGAGGCGTTTGAAAAAGCTAACAATGGCTCAAACAATGGTCGGTTAATGGTTTTGGATTCCAACTCTACGTTCAGTCAATTTGAGATGAAAGCTGATGTGTTCAAAGCATTAAACAATAACGCAGAGTATTCTGCTAATCAGATTAGTAAGGCGTTTGGCGTACCTGTCGATATGTTAGGGGGTGGTAATAGTACAGAAAGCCAGCACAGTAACAGCACACAAATCAAGAACTTGTACTACGAGAACTTAATTAGTTATGTAGCCCCAGAAATTGATGAGATTGCTTTGAAAATGAATGCATCAGATCTGACGCTTGATATGCAATATCTTGACGACGCTACTCGTGTCAGTCAAATCAATGACATGGTTAAAGTTGGCACTTTGGGTCAAGCACAGGCTGAATTTATGCTAAAGCAATATGGTGTGTTACCTAATAATTTACCTGTCTATGTTCCATCGACGCAGGGGGAAGGAGAAAGTGAATGAAGTTAGATATTAAAGGCATGATCACTAATGATGATGATGCAGAAATATATCGTGATTGGTTAGGAATGACTGTTACCTCACCAACTGATATTTTAGGTAACTTACCTACTGATGGTTCTGATTTAGAAGTTGGAATTAATTCAGGAGGCGGAGAAGTTGATGCTGCAAATGAAATTTACACAGCATTACGAAACTATCCCGGTAAAGTCATTACACAAATTGAAAGCTCTGCTTACAGTGCTGCTTCAATTATTGCCATGGCTGGTGATACAGTTCAAATTTCACCAGTTGCTCAGCTAATGATACATAATGCGTCAACTTATGCAGGTGGTAACCACAATGACTTGGATAAAACATCTAACGCACTAAAATCCACCGACAAGGCCATAGCTAAGGCGTATTCTGTAAAAACAGAGCGTCCAGTTGATGAGTTCCTTGCCTTGATGGATAAAGAGACGTGGATTAATGCTGACGATGCATTAGAACTTGGATTAGTTGACGAAGTAATGACTTTTGAAAAAGAGCCAGTCATTAATTCGGTTAGCGATGTACTACCTCGCAAAATCATCAATCGTATCAAAGATTTGGTTGGTGAAAATCAAAAATTGAAAACTAACGCAACCGATAGTCAACCAAGTGAACACGACAAACTCGTGCAAGCTAAGTTGGCTATTTTACGTAAATAAGGAGAAAAATATGACTAAAGAACAACTACAAGCGGCATTCCGTGACGCTAGCACTAAAGCATCTGATTTGAATGCTAAATTGAATAACATGGTTCAAGATGATTCTGCTTCAGTAGAGGATATCAAGAAGGCTCAAGATGACTTAACGGATGCTAAGACACGCCGTGACATTTTGAACTCTCAACTAAAGAGCTTTGAAGACGTTGAACCAGAGCCTAAAAATGATGGTAAAAAGACTAATATTTTGGACAATAAGGCCGCTGAGCTTGCCGCAAAAAAGCAAGGTATCAACGACTTCATTCATTCTCGCGGTGCAAAAATTTCTGATGCAGTTGCTTCACAGGTAACATCGTCAGAAGTTGGTGTATTAATCCCAGAGGAAATTATTTATGATCCATCTGCTGAAGTTAACTCAGTTGTTGACTTATCAACTTTGGTTAACAAGACACCAGTTACCACTCCAAGTGGTAAGTATCCTATTTTGCAACGTGCAACTGATCGTTTCAATTCTGTTAAGGAATTAGCAGAAAACCCAGCTTTGGCGGAGCCTACTTTCAAGGAAGTGGACTGGTCTGTCGATACTTATCGCGGTGCAATTCCTCTTTCAGAAGAATCAATCGCTGACACACAAGTTGATTTGACGGCATTGGTTGGCCAATCAATTGGTGAAAAGAAGGTTAACACATACAACGCCTTGATTGCACCAGTTTTGCAAGCATTTACTGCTAAGGCAACTACGAGTGATACATTAGCTGACCAAGTAAAGCACATTTTAAATGTTGATTTAGATCCAGCTTATGGACGTGTTATTATTGCTAGCCAATCATTCTACAATGCCGTTGACACATTGAAAGATAAGAACGGACGTTACTTACTCCAAGAATCAACTGCATCACTGGCACAAACTTCTGGAAAGACGTTGTTAGGTGTGCCTGTTTATGTAATTGGTGATGAATTGTTTGGTAATGCTGGTGACCAAAAAGCATTTATCGGCGACATAAAGCGTGGCGTGCTAATGCCTAACCGTCAAGAAATTACTTTGGCTTGGGAAGACAGCAAAATTTATGGCCGTTACCTAGGTGCTGCTTTCCGATTTGGTGTTAAGCAAGCTGATGACAAAGCTGGTTACTTTATTACTAACACAACTACACCTGCATCTACAGATGGTAAATAAGGAGTAATTTATGGCAGATGAAACAAATTCACCTCGTGCGCCTTCAACATCAGCAGGTGTCACAGTTGGTGATATGCAAGACTATTTAGCAATAGATGGCGATGATAATGTTCTTAAGAGTTTGATTGAATATGCTGAAGAAGATGCTCGAGGGTCGATAGACAGTACTATCGATATTGAAATATATCGCAAATTACCAATATTCAATCAAGCTGTTAGAACTTTAGTTGATTTCAATTATTACAATCGTGGTGCTTTATCTGGTCAGCAAATTGCTTATCCTAAGTCTTATCAGTACATGCTGAACAAAATCAGATGGAAGGCAGGGCAGTCAAATGGTTAGTGGAAAATTAAAACCAAGCAATTTTATTGGGAAAGTTGAGTTTGGAACTGTTAAATCTGTTTTAAACAAAAACACAGGACAAAAAGTACCTACTTTTGTAGTTTCTACTAACAAAATGCGATATGCGCCCCGTAGTCGTTCGATTACGCAATCTGATTCTATTTTTGGAACAAGTATACAAGAAACTAAAATAATCGCTGTACGGCACAATGAGGTCCTTACAGAGAATTTAAAAGTTCGCTTTGTAAAAACGGGTAAGGTTCACGACATCAAATATATTTCATCCGATGAAAGTAATACACCGGTTTCGTTTGACTACATCACCATTACTAAAGAACCACTGGGGGCATTTGATGGAACTTGATGATGCTTTAGATCAATGGCTACGCAATGTGAACAAATTAGTTCCTAACGTTAAGCAGAGACAAAAGATTACGTTAGTTGGAGCGGAAGTATACAAAACAAGGCTCCATGATATTACTAAAGCCAAACATTATGATGAAAATCATAAAGACACTAGTCAAGTAACTCATTTAGCTGATTCAATTGAAGTTTCTGGAACAAACATCGATTACATTCGAGATGGTACCTCATTAGTTGGTTTTACCAAAAAAGGTATTAATCACGCGCGTGTTGCTCGTTTTTTAAATGACGGCACTAAATTTATACCAGGTGATCACTTCGTTGAAGACGCTAGGCGTAGTTCTCGACAAGCTGTGTTAGCAGCTCAATATGCCGAATATCAGCGACTTTTGAAAGGTGGTAATTAATGATATTACCTATTTTTGAAGTTCAAGAAATTATAGAATCAATGAGTTTTGCTGATGTTGTTTTTGTAACGATCATTGATGAAGAATATCTTAAAAATGTTACTTCAACAGTAGTTCTAGTGATTGAAACGGTTAATGACTTGGACAGGAGAGCCAACAACCGTTTTAGAAACATGAATTATGGTGTTGAAGTACAGATATTTTACGGAATCAACTTCAGCAAGCCTATTCTTGATACAGAAATAGCATTAGCACGACTATTAGAAAAAAATGATTGGCAAACAACCCAATCTAAATCACACACAAACGACCCGAAGACTAATCAAGTCACTAAGGTCTTTTATTTTGAAAAAAATTATATTTTGGAGGATTAATTCATGGCAACACAAGGTATTGTTACTCTTTATCTAGGAAAAATTAGCAATGCTACAGGTCAGCTACTAAAGGGGCCTGATGGCTTAAGCGATACAGGGGTTTATGAGGCAGACGGACACGAAAATGCCACTGCTGAAGGTGCTACTCAAATTCAAATTCAAGGGTTGGGAACAGCACCTACTTTACAATATTCAAATGATAAGGCTAAGCGTACAACTAAGCCTCATTCTTATCCAACAGCTGAATTTACAATGCTTGACTTAGGATTTGAGGTAAAACAAAAAATTCTCGGAAAAATTCAAACAGCAAGCAAGGCGTTTGTCGATGGAGAAGAGGAATCACACATAGCTGCTATTGCCGTTACTAGAACATTAGATAAGCAACATAAAATTTATTATGCATTTGCTAACGGAACAATGGTAGAAGGAAATAAAACACTGGGAACAAATACCAATAACGAAACAGATTCGAATGATGTTATGACATTAACAACAATGGATCCAGTTGTTGCTACACAATTTGGTGGTAAACCATATTCTGTATCATCTGATTTGGTAGATGGATTTACACTTGATGCGTTAATGGCAGAAACTTTCCCTGGCTATTCAAAAACAACAAGTGGAACAACAGGTAGCACAACCGGTCAATAATTTGATTTTTAACTCGCTTTGGAAATAAACAGTACATGAAAATGGGCGGGTTACATTTTTAGTTACTCATAGTTACCTTTAAACCTTGTAATAATATATATATATATTTATATAGTATTTTATGTAACTTTGTAACTTTTTCCTATTCAGGCTATGCCTATCAAGGGATACAGAAGTTACATTTTTTTCGTAAAGTTACACAATTTTTGTAACTTTTTTGTGCTTACACATTTTTTAATTTAAAAAAATGTAACTTTGTCACTAAAAAAATACGTCGTTTTGTAACTAAATTTAGGGTGATTTTACCCGTACATATCAAAATAAAAGGAGCCAAAATCATGGCAGTTAATACAGAAAAAATTAAGTTGAACAAGTTCGGAATTCGTAAGACGGTGAATATTCGCGCCACCTTTGGTCTATTAGAGAAATTAGATGAATTGGATGTGACCTTGTTGGAATTGCAAGACACAGAAGGTATGGATTATATCGATGTTCGTAAGAACGGTTTGAAGTCAGCACGTTTAAAGATGGCTTTTGTGCAATCTGCATTCGAATTGAAAGATGAAGAAGTTGAAACAATTAAGAATAATGTTGATCCAGAACAATTTGGTGAAGCATTTGAATATGTTACTTTGCGTATGCGCGGTGTTACTGATGAGAACTACAATGTGTTAGTTGCTGAAGCTAAGCGCGAACAAAAAGAACTCGAAGCTGAGGATACAGACCCAAAAGAATATTTGGTCGAATAAGAAGGCTAGTATTCGACAAGAAAAACCAACTGGAGGAATTGCGATACTTTAAAAAACAACTTTTTAAAGAATACGGTATTTTGCCAAGTGATTTAGATAATCAGGAATATTTTTCGTTTATGAATATGCTTAATGCAAAAGAGCCTGATAAACGTGCTGGTGATCCATTAGCTATTGCTAAACAAATGGGATTGAACATACCGGGGGAAGGAGAGTAAATGGTTGAACGAATTCAGGCGGAGATGGCCACGTCTATTGCTTTAGATACTTTAAAAGCGACTAATAGTTTACGTGGTTTGAACGATGCTGTTACTTCTGTTAAAAACGCTTGGAAAGCTCAAGAGGCGGCGGCTAAATCCTCAGGCGATTATTTAAAAGCTTCACAGGAGCGATACAATGGTCTGAGCCGAGAAATGGAAGCTCAGAAAAACAAAATAACTGAATTACAACAACGTCAAAAGGGCTTAGACACCTCTACAAAAGAAGGTGCCGAGTCCTTTTTAAAATACGAAAGAAACATCCAACAGGCTAATCAAAAATTAGCTAGCTTAGAGTCTCAGCAACAACGTGCTAAGTCATCAATGGAGTATCAAACCAGTGGTTTAGCAAAATTGCAACAAGAATATAAGCAGATGAATCAAGTTTCTGATTCGTATGTCAACCGTTTGAAAGCGGAAGGGAAAGAAAGATTAGCAAATATATCAAGTGCTAATTCGATGAAGTCTTCGCTATCAAACCTCTCCCAACAGTACGTTAAGCAATCAGAAGAGCTGAAAAGAATTGAGCAGGCGAGTGGTTCGGCTAGCGATGCATACAAAAGGCAAGCTGTTCGAGTGAATGAAACGGCAACAAATGTTGCTAACATGAAAAACGAGTTGAAACTAACTCAAGCTGAAGTTAACCGTGCTAACCCATATGGATTAAGTAAGTATGCCAGTGGTGCTAATGGCGCATATCGGGCTGCTGAAAAAATGGGAAACGGATTCAAAACAGCTGGTCAAAAAATAAAAGACATGGCTTATAGCAGTAGCATTGCCATTGTTGGTATTGGTGCTATTTCAATTAAAGGCGCTGAAGCTGCTACTAATCTGCAAGAATCTTATGTTAAAACATTTAACTTGGCTACAACTGGTGGTGAAAAAGCTGCCGAAGCACAAAAAAATGTTAATCAGATGCAAAAAGATGGTGCCAAGTATTCTGTTGAATATGGTAAGTCACAACAAGCCATAGCCGATGGGTACCAAGAACTAATCAAACGTGGCTATACTTCTGCCGAAGCATTGGGTGCTATGAAATCTGAATTGCAGGCTTCGGTTGCATCTGGTGATGATTTTAACGATGTTTTGAGTGTTACATCTCAGGTTGTTGATGCGTATGGTATGCGTACTGATAACGCTGCTAAGATGACTAAAAATACCAAAGAAGTTGTTAACCAGTTGGCTTATGCTGCTGATATGACAGCTACTGACTTTCAATCTCTTGGTAAAGGAATGGAATATGTTGGTGATTCTGCTCATTCAGCAGGATTTAAGTTGTCTGAAACATCTGCAGCCATGGGTATTCTTTCTAACCACGGTCTTGAAGCTGATAAAGCTGGTACTGGTTTACGTAAGGTTATTAACTCTATTACCGGTGCATTATCTGATCAAGATGCTGCTCAAAAAGGTTCTGTAGCTTCAATTGATTCGTTAAATGAAAAGATTGCAGACCATCAGAAGAAAATAGCTGATTATCAAGCTGCTGAAAAGGCTGGTACAAAGAGTTCAAAAGCTGCTTCATCTGCTATTAAAACGCAACAAGAAGCGATTGAAAAATTGAACGGTAAAATACAAGCCATCAAGTCAGGTGGAACTGGTGACATGCTCAGTAAATTGGGTATTAGTCGCAGTCAATTAGTTGATTCAAATGGTAACTTGCGTGATATGACAACTATCATGGAAGTTATTAACGAAAAAACTAAGAATATGGGTACCGCTCAAAAGAACTCAGTATTTAATAGTTTGTTTGGTACTACTGGCCAGCAAGCGGGTATTATTTTAGCTCAAAACAACCAAGAGTTGGATGAGTTAAATAAAAAAGTTGAAAAATCAGCAGATGGTCAGGGTTATGTAGCTAACTTAGCTAAAAAGAACATGACTACTGTTAAAGCTGAATTGCAACAGTTTAGCCAGGCTGGACAGGCTGTTATGATCATGATTGGTAAACAAATGTTACCAGTTATATCAGAGGCAGCAGTTAAAATGGCTAAAGCCTTTAATTCAAAAGAAGGTCAAGATGGATTAAAGAAAATAGCAGATGGCGTAGCTTGGGTAGGTGATAAGTTAGTTGGCTTAGTTGAGTATATTGGCAAACATACTGGCCAAATTAAAGCATTTGCAGAAGTGTTTGCTGGTATATGGGCTTTCAAAAAGATAAGCGACACAATAGGTTGGATTAAAACAGCCATTGGTACTTATAAGGAATTGAACGGTGTCTTAAAAACAACCGCAGCATTAAATACAGCTGCTAACGCTACTGGCTCAGTAGGTGGTAAAGCTGGCGCTACGACTACGATGGTTGAAACTGCAGCAACCACAAGAGCAGCTGGAGCAGGAGGCGGATTAGCAACACTATCTACTGGAGCTAAAGTCGCTAGTGTTGCCAGCAAAGTTGTTTCAGGATTAGGTATAGCGCTAACTGCTGCTGATGTAGGCGGAAGCATCGCTACTGCTATCAGTTCTAAAAAGTCTAGTGATAAAATCAGTGCTGCATCTAAGGGTGCTGGTGCCGTAATAGGCGGTGGTATTGGAGCAATACTAGGAAGTGTTATCCCTGGTGCGGGCACAATGGCCGGTGCTGCAATCGGCGCAGGTATCGGTGATTCTCTTGGAAGTACAAAAACTGCTCAGTCAATTACCGCTAAATTTAACAAAGGTCTTAAAAAAGCTTTTTCGGATAATAAAATAACTATCAAAGCACCGAAAGTTGATGCGAAAGACGCTTATTCAGAGTTGAATAACGCTTCTAAAAAATATTATGCTGAAAAGCAAAAGCAAGACTTACAAGATATTAAGCTGCTAAAGAAAAACGGTTATCTTACTGAACAAGAATATCAAGATAGATTAAAAACTATCAAAGAAGAGGGTAAAAAGGCTAATATTGTTGAAAAGCTAAGCCAATCTGATCGAACGGCATTAACAAAATATTATGCACAGCAACGTCAAAAGCTTGAAACTTCATACAATAAAGCAAAACAAAAGGATAGCAATAAATGGGATAGCTTAATTGCTAAAGATGCTGCTAAGTATGGAGAAAACTCTTTACAAGTTCAAAAGGACTATAAAAAGAAAGAGCAAGCACTTGCTAAGGACGATCAGGCCAAGAAAAAGGCTGTTAATAAACTAACTGTCAAAAACGCAACTGAAACAACTGTTGAAGAAGCTAAACTACACACAACTTTAACTGGAAAAATTAAGTTATCTAACAATGAGCAAGTAAAGTTGATGGATAAATTAACCAAGGATAAAGGACGGTTAACTAATAAACAGTTACAGGATATTACTTCTAAGTCACGAGAAGAATACAACAACGTCAAAAAGTACGCTGACAAAAAGCTAGATGCTGCACAAAAGGCTGCTGATGAGCAACTCAAAAAAGTTACTAAAGCTGCTGATAAGCAACGCGATAACGTTGTTAATGCTGCTAAAAATCAATATAAAGACGCTAAAAAAGCCGCTGATAAGCAACGCGATGACACGATAAAAGCATCCGAAAATCAGTTTAAAGGGAATAGTCAATGGGCTAAAGACCAACGTAAAAATGTTAGAGATTCTGCTAACAAACAACATGATGAAGTTGTTAATGCTGCAAAAGATCAGAAAAATAAAACGGTTGATGCAGCGAATAAGCAACACGATGATATTGTTGGTAAGGCAACAAGTCAGAGAAATAAAACATCCAATGCTGCAACACAACAGCGGAATGAAGTTGTTGATAAAGCATATAAACAAAAAGATAGCGTTCTTGATGCTGCTGGTAAACAAGGAAATGGCGTAGTTAATAAAGCCGTTCTCCAAGCCAATGGTTCTATGGAAGCTGCTTCAAAGCAAGCCAAAGGAACGCACAGCATTTGGAAGGGATTAGGCGATTTCTTTAATGGCTTGGTCAAAGGATTTGGTATTAAAAGTGTTGATGTTAAAAGCGGTGGAGATTTTGGATATAAACCTGCCACAATGCAAGCTTTCGCTACCGGTTCTCGAGGTGTATCAGGTGGGAAAGCACTTGTCGGTGAAGCTGGTATAGAAGCAAGATATTCCCCTTACTCGGGTAAAGTTGATTTTCTAGGTACCAATGGTGCTCAAATTGTTAACCTTAACCCTGGTGACAAGATTTTGAATGCCAGTGATACAGCTAAGCTATTCCAAGGCGGTTTAGGTAAAACATTGCCAGGATACGCTAAGGGTACATCATCAATTGAATCATTTTTATCTTCTATGACAAAGGGTGCTTCTGATATTTGGGATGATGTTTCTGATGCAACAAGTGAAGCAATTGAAAAATTAACCAATCCAGTTAAAACATTAACCGATATGGCATCTAAGATATTCGATGTTAATAAACTAGAAGTCGGTGATACAGGCCACAATTCATCTAGTGGAATGGTTAAAACAAGTATTGAAGATGGTTTCGGTAAGATGCTGTCTAAGCTTAAATCTGGATTTGAATCAAGTGGTAACGCAGGTGGAAGTAAAGAATCACCATCCGGTAGCGGTGTTACAAGATGGCGTTCACAAGTTGTAGATGCCTTAAAAGCTAACGGATTGAGCACATCTGAATCTATGGTGAATAAGGTGTTACGTCAGATTCAAACTGAATCAGGTGGAAACGAAAAGGCTGTACAGGGTAACATAGGTGACGTTAACAATGCATCAGGTGACCTAGCTAAAGGGCTTATGCAGGTTATTAGTGCTACATTTAATGCCTACAAGTTCCCAGGTCACAATAATCCATTCAACGGATATGATTCATTACTTGCGGGTCTTAACTATGCCAAGCATACCTACGGTAACGATTTGTCATTCTTAGGTCAAGGACATGGCTACGCAAACGGTACTATCACCAACACACCACATCTAGCAAATATTGCCGAGGGTGGAATGACTGAAGCGGTAATCCCTTGGGATTTGTCTAAAAAGTCTCGAGCAATGGAATTGTTAGGTGAAACAGTTACTCATTTTGCACAAAACACTAGTTCTAGTACAACTGTTACTGAGAATTCAGATAGCAACCTATCAAGTATGATTGAGGCTACTAATAAAACTTTAAATAGTGTTGTTGAGTTATTGTCAGGCATCTTAGGTCAAACTACAGAGGCTAATCAGTCAGTAGATGATATTGCTATGAATAAGTTTTCTAAAGCCGTGATTGCTAGAGCGGTTAGATCGGCTAATTAAACCAAAAACTCGCCAATAAATACACAATACTTCGGGGCGGGTTTTAGAAAGGAGTACATATAGTGAATAGTAATTTAAATAACGGCGTAAGTATGTTTACATTACAAAATTCAAGAGGAGAAGTAGTTGATTTAGATTCAGACGACTTATTCGGATATACACCTACGGGTTTAGGTGCTGTTTTTTCTAATTCCTATAGTCAATATGACAGTTACTTCAATCCGACTAAAACAACAATTCAACAGGGGCAAATGTCGTTAAATATTTTATTTGGTTCGGTTGAAAGCCAGTCTTATCAAACGTTTTCTGATTTTTCTAGGTTTCTAGCATATCAACCGTTAACACTGATTTACACGACAAAATCGGGAGGTTGGTATCGTGATGCAGTATTATCTAGCTTAACAAAAACAGAAATAGGCGGAACTACTGTTATACAAGTTGATAGATTAGTTGAACAATTCACTATCGATTTCATCAATCCTTGGTATAACAATAAAACTGCTGAATACAAGAGCTATGATGCAGACCCTAATCTTATTACATATGGTAAAGGCTACTTTAATTACATTAATCCAGCTACATCTTCACCAAATTTACTATTAGGCTCTCAGAAATTTTCTTTTTCAGGAAACATTGGTCCTAATGCTGCAACACCATCTATAGAAAACTATGACTCAAACACTAAAATGTTACATATAATAGCTCCTCAAGGTTCAGGCGCCTATGCGGGGATATTTATGGGGAATGAGTTATTAAAAGCTAATAATATCTATTCCTTTAGTTTTGATATTAAGGGAACGGGTATACCATCTAACTTTTTTGGTTGGGGTGATTATTCCAGTGATAGAGTACAAAAAGGTTCAATCAGCGCTGATTGGTCTAGAATGTCTATATCAGGAACGGTTACAAAAGATAATTCAACAATTCTTTTATATTTCAACACAGATAGCCAACCATTAGATGTTTATTTAAAACTATGGAAGATAGAGAGTGGTAATGTTCCCACAGATTGGACTCCTGCAGTTTCGGAAAGTAAAGCAACATGGAATTATGGATATTTTGGGAATGGTGACTCGTCTGGATATAAAAACGAACCATACGCTGATTTTGCAAAAGCAGACATAACATACATTGAAAATTAAGGAGGTAGATATGGCTTTTATACCAAAAACTTGGGTGCCACGCGATGAAGTTACATCAGAAAATTTGAACAGAATAGAAAAAGGAATTGCTGAAGCAAATAATGGTATTTCTGCCACTGAAGCTAATACTTTTACAGAACAACAAACTTTTTCAAAAGGTGCTAAAGGGGATCTTATAGGAAACGCAGATACAGCGACAAAGTTAGAAGTACCTATTGTTATCAACGGTACTAATTTTGATGGATCGAGTAATTTAGAGATCCATGCTCCTTCTATCAATACTTTGTTTGATAAGTATTCAAACAATTTTCATTTTCAAATGCCAGATGTTGGTTTTATGAATGACATTCAGTCGGCTTTTTATAGGGATGGCTTGTGGCATTTATATTTTTTGTACAATGCTGATTCTCGCTTAGATTCAAATGGCAATCAGACGGGCGGTAACGGCACAGAATGGTATCATGTTACAACTACAGATTGGGTTAAATGGAATTACGAAGGGGTAGCCATTCATAAATACAAAACAAATTGGGGAGATGTAGCTACCGGAACTATATTTGAAGATGTTGGGAACTACTTTGGTAAAGGTCAAAACACCTTAATTGCATTAGCAACGGGTTATGGTGGTGATAAAGGTCAAAATACCATGGCTTATTATTCGACAGATAACGGATATAATTTTACAGCTTTACAAGCTGACCCTATATTAAAAAACGGGCAACCAGATGGAGCATATCCAGATTTTAGAGATCCATTTTTGTTCCATATAGATAATAAATGGGTCATGTATATGGCTGAAGGAGCTAAGTTTGGCGTATATGTTTCTGACAATCCAACTAGTGGTTATGCTTATAAAGGTTCATATAATGCACCAAACAGCTTACTTGAATGCCCTAATTTGTTTGTAATGAATATTGATGGAGACAAAAATAATCAAAAATGGGTACTATTCTATGGCGGAAACGGTGGAGATGAGACGTCAACAGGCACATTTGCATCTGTGGGTCATTTAGATACTAACTATGTATTTGTACCCGAACAAGAAAATATACGTATTGATAGAGGACCGGACTTCTATGGTTCTAAAGTATTTGCAGATACTTCAGTATCAGATGTTAATGACCATGTGCTTTCAGTAGGTTGGGTAGGCAACTGGGGTTACTCAACAATGATTCCTAATGATGGAAGAATGGGAAACGGCTCATTAACACGTTCAATTAAGTTACACAAAACTGATAATAATTATTGGTTTAGTAATGACATTTTAGGAATTGTGCAGGATTATTTAGATAATCCCATTATAGGTAACAATCTAGCTTCTAATATAGCATTGCCGATGTTTAAAGGCGATGCTTTTTATTTCAAGTTAAGATTGAAAGACATGAGCAATTATAAGGGTAAGGCAGGAGTGGAATTTTATGGAAACGGGTATGACACTGAGTTTACCTTTGACTTTAGTGCTATGACTTGTACAGTCCATCGTTATTGCAGTGATTTCACGAAGAATGCCGCTTTTAGTAAAGACAGAGTATTTCCGATATTTATGTCGAATATGACTGATGTATGGCTTGAATTTTATGTTGATCGAACAACGATAGAGCACTTAACAGCAGATAGGCAAGTATATACTATGGCTAAATATCCACGTGGGCGAAGTCGAGAGAGAATAGCAATTACATCTTCAACTGATATTAAATTTGATTACGAATACTATCAGATTGTCAATGAAAGGAGGGACTAATGGCTAATCAATCTTGCTATTATGTTTATAAAGAATCTAATATAAATAGTACCGAAAAGGCTATGAGACTAATTAATAATTCGGAATATTTTGGTGTACAAGATGGTAGTCCTTCCATTATCACAATTAATGGTCCATGTTCTGTACAACCAAGTTGGACAATATTTCAAAATGGAAACGTAGTAGGTACTGACAAGTTTTTGTTAACAATAGCTAGTACGCAAAAGTTAATTGTTAGTTCTCATCCAGAATCACAATACTCACGTCTTTACAATCAAGATGGAACATATGTAGATGTTTCTCAATTACAAGATTTTAGTAAAACTAATTTTGTACGTATACCAGTAGGTGAGTCGGTTGCATTATTTTATTTAGATAAAACAGCTGACGTTAATATTACTTTTAAAGAAGAAAGGTTATTAGTATGAGCCTATCATTACAAATAACTGTATTTAATGGTGATTACCTTACTATTAGAGGTACTTACCCGCTTTTATCATATGAGATACAGATGGATGCCTTGTCAAACGCAACTTCGACTTTTACAGTTGTCAAAAATTCTGCAATTGAAACAGGTGACTATGTTGCAGTAAAAAAGCCTAATACAGCAACAATTATGTATTATGGTCAGCTAACTACTGTTGATACAGATGATGCTACTGATATTATGACGTTGACAGCTAATTATATATGGAATGTTCTTAATGGTGACATTTTAGTGGGAAATAAGAGTGGTGATAGTTATGAAAGTCATCTGGTTAATTTGATGAAGAACTATTTCACTTCTACTGCCTCTACAAACGTTTTGAGTTACTCGCTATTTAGCACAACTAGCACACCGTTTGCGGTTACTAGTTCGGATATTACGACCAGTAATTTTATTGATTATATGATCAGAGGATTTAAATTACATAATGTTATTTTTGACGTAACAGAGATTGGACAAGGAATGTTAAATGGCATTCCTTTTTATTATCCAAAAGTTACCGTTCATCAGGTAACTGATGTTTGGAATATCAAAAATGATATTTATGACTTTATCAATTGGAATGTTAGTGATAGTCGCTATCTTAGAGGATATAACAATGAGTTAAAAATAGTCGATAAGGACGGGACTAATATGGAAAATCCTTCTGTACTATCTACATATTGGTTACAAGCAGATGGCACTATTACTAATAAATTGAATGATAATGTTATAAAACCTACTCAGGTGCAACTATATTTATTTGATAAAACAGCTACTGATAATCCAACTTATGATTCTATTGCATCAAGTAATTTGTCAGGAAATACTTATAGCCATAGTATTCAATTCTCGACATCTTTTGATAATAATTTTTTACCATTATCAAAAATAAAGTTAGGGTTGCAATCAAATATTTACTACAACGGCAAACAATATAAATCAGTCTTGAGTGCTTATAGTTTGAGCAGCAGTAGTGACTTAATCAACTTAACATTTGGAAATCTGCGCTTTGGAAAGTCTGATTTATTCAGCACAACTTAAGAAAGGAAACAACATATGACAATGACAATGTACCAATCGGATAGAAACTTTGTTAGCCCAGCTAATGATGCAAGTCTCTATTCAGCAATGGTCAATGATACGAATGGTACTTTAAATAGGGGGAAAAAGCTTAATGTTACTGTAAATGGATTAACTGCAACAGTGGATACAGGGCAAGCGCTTATACAAGGACGATTAGTCGAAATACTTTCTGCAGAATCAATTACATTACCTTCTAACACGAGCGGGAAGATAGTAGTTACCGTTGATTTAACAAAACAAAATGATGTGTCAGGGAATGCAGGCGATTCTAGCTATAGCGTTACTGTTAATCAAGCATATATATCTGTAATAACATCAGGAACAATTACACAAGATGATTTGAATAACGGTGGGTATATATATCAACTACCTATTGCTTCGTTTGTTTCAACAGCAACAACAGCGACAACTACTAATATTCAGAGTTTGTTTAGCGATACAGGCTGGTTACCACTTAGTTTGCCATCTGGAACAGGGACTAATGGCGGTTCAGGGTGGGCGCAATATCGTGTTAAAAATAACATGATGATGATTAGTTTTTACAATATAAATTGTGTTAATAACGTTAATCATAATCAGATAGTAGTTATTCCAGAATCATTGCAACCAGTAGGTGATAATCTGAGATATTTTTCAATTCATAATTACAATGCTAATACGGGATACGCATATCCTGTCATGGCTACAGTTCAGTCAAAAGGACACGGTGCAGTGGTTTACGGTATGTGGAATTACAGTGAAGTCGCAAATTTGACTGGTGCTACTGGCACAATTCAATACCCGATTGGATAAGGAGAACTGATGAATAAAAGTACCACAACGTATTATCATGAGTCATTTAATGACGAAAATGGTATACAAGTAGCTAGTTTTTCAGCTCAATATAACGGTACTGTTAGTAACATTGCAGTATCTTTTAATACTATTGATAAATATTTGACTAACAAAGATGGATTTGATGAAGCATTGAACAACTTCATTACTAGCATAAAAAAAGATATTGATCCGGTTATTAATGACAGTGATTTTCATTCGTCGAGTGTTTCAGAATCTGAATCAATTAGTATGAGCGAAACGACTTCTGTTTCTAGTTCAGAATCTATAGTAACGAATGAATCCAAATCTTCAGTGAGCGAGAGTATAGTAACTAATTTATAAAGGAGGTGAATAAATGCAAATGCCACATGATTTGTTGAGTTGGCTAACAGTTGGGTCTATTCTTCTGGGTGGTTTGTGGTGGGTATTGAAGAATACCATTGTGAACTCAATCAATGGGTTGAGAACTGATATAGCTGGCTTAAAAAACGAGTTGAAAATATCTAATAGCATCACAGATAATCATGAGATACGGCTCACTAAATTGGAAACGTGGAAACACGATAAATGGGAGGTTTAAAATTGAATAAATTAAAACGATGGGTGATTGCTTCTATTGGAGCGGTTGCCTTTTTAGTTGCCATGGCTACGGGTGTGTCAGCTAATACATTAGGTATTGATGTGTCTAGTTACCAGGGCACAACTACAAGTTACTTCAACTCATTCAAGCAAGTTGGCGATAACTTTACAATGGTTAAGTTAGGTGGACGAGGAGGTGGTGAGGGTACTCATTATAGTAACCCTAGTGCTTACGCACAAATCCATAATGCTGATGCTGTTGGCATGCAAACGGGTGGCTACTTCTGGGCACAAGTAGGTGACTCAGTCAGTGAAGCTACTTATTCAGCTCAATTAGCCGTTCAGGATGCACAAAATGCAGGTCTGGCTAAAGGTTCATACATCGCAATGGATTATGAAGCGGGTGCAGGTGCAAACAAAGCCAACAATACAACGGCTATTCTAGCTTTCATGGATCAAATTTACGCCTCTGGATACAAGCCAATGTTTTATTCTGGTTACTACTACATGAACACGAATGTGGACTTATCAAGAGTGAATGCACGTTATCCTAATGCTTTGTGGGTGGCTTGGTATCTAACTACAGCTCATCAATCAACACCACCTATGCAATACTTCCCTAATATGAGCAATGTGAAGATGTGGCAGTATGGCGATAACCACTTTGGCGTTGACGGCAACGTGATGGTTGTTGGTTCATTGGATAACAATACGCCAGCTGAAAAGGTAGCTTCAAAGGCGACACAATCAACTGCTGATACATCAACAACAACTTCAACGACAAAGTATGCAACATTCAGTGGTGTATATGTCGCTGATTACTGGACTAAGTACAATAACAAAATGTACGGTGTCAACATTGATATGAGTATCAAGCCTATCGATTACAACAACTATATTCCTATTTCAGCTATGACATTGACTGATAAATATGGCAACAAGTTGCGTAACCAATATATCCAAGGTAACAATGGACGTATGGAATACTTCACTTTGAACGGTAAGTACAAGGTAATTAGTCAAACTGCCACAACAGTCAATGTTGAAATTGGCGGTGAACCCGTTAGCATGATGAAGGCTTTTGCCACAATCAAATAAGGAGAACACATGGACACAAATACAATTACTAAATTAATTACAACAATCGCTATTGCAGCTATTCCAATTATTGGTGCATATTTCATCAAGGTGATTTTAGGAAACAAACAGGTTGTTAACCTGATTCAAGTGTTATCTCCGTTAGCAAAAGATGCCGTAGTGGCTATGCAGAAATTAGGTGTTACTAATTATCTAGAAGGTGAAGCTAAGAAATCAGGAGCAGTTAAAATTGTTACTCAATCATTAACTGCTTTAGGTTTCTCTAACGCAGATAACAACTTAATCAAGAACGCAGTTGAAAAAGAATACGCGCTATTGATTAATGAGTTAGATCATACTTACCCTCAAATTACAGAGGAACAAGTTAAGGCGCAAGAACAAGCCGCTCAACAGCAAAGTGAATTAGCTAAGGCTGATGAGTTAGCCAAAGCACAACAAGCATTAGCTGATGCACAAGCGAAGGTTAATGCGTTGCAAAATTAAATATAATAAAAACCCGCCCGACTGGATTATTTCTGGTTGGGCGGGTTTTTATTTATTGCGCTATAATGATTAGTAAAATAATTATTAGGAAAAAGTTTATGAAGAGAATGACAAGGTGGACGTCGGAAACTCCAAGATTGATGGCTGTTGATGAATCAGGAACCTCAAGATTATATGATAACGAAGACGAACGGACAGAAGAAAACAGATGGATTGTTATTAGTGGTGCTATTTTTAGTCAGTCTGACAATGAATATAATATTGAGAAAATAATAAATCTAAAAAATAAATATTGGGATAATGGAATGTTTCGCGGAGAAAGAGTTGTTTTTCATGGCAGAGAAATAAAGAAGGGGATCGGCGCGTTTTCAAAAAGAGTAATTGATAGAGATGCATTTATAGACGACTTAAGCGTAGTGATATCGGAATTACAGTTTGAAGTAGCTAGCATTTGTATAGATAAACATAAACACTATGATAAATATTTTACGCCAAATAATCCGTATGTTTTGGCATATCAATTTCTTTTAGAACGATTTTGTATGACCTTGAAACCAAAAGAACACAGTAGTGTGCTCAATGAATCGAGAGGAAAAACAGAAGATAACAAACTATATAATTTGATTAAACCGTTTTTAGATGAAGGTGAACCGTACATAAGTGATCAAATACATCAAATTGATCATGTCTATTTTAATTCTAAATTGACATCAGATAAGAAAAAATCGCATTTCATGCTTGAAATTGCCGACCTATCATCATATACTTTACACAGGTATTTGAGAAATGATATTAGCACAAAACTGTTTCAATCTTTCAGAAATAAGTATATAGGTGGTCACCCAATCAGAGGGCATAACTATAAAATATTTCCTAAAAGCTGTTATAAAAATTGGAGAATAGATTGATGAACGAGAGTGATAAAGTAAAGTCAATACGAGCGTGGAACAGAACTAAAATTAATAAACAAAAAGATTATGAATTCCATAGATATAGTCAAGATCATAAGCGGGTTCATCAAGGGACAATCTATAATGTAAATTTTGGATCAAATTTAGGATATGAAATTGACAAACAAAGACCAGCTTTGGTTGTTTCAAATGAAACTTATAATGAAATACCTAATGGGATGGCAGTAGTTGTTCCATTGACAAAGAATGTTCAGATTAAGGACGATGGAATTCCAGTGTTCGGCCATCATTTTATTCTCAAAAAAGAGATTTTTACTTTTTTAACATACGATTCAACACTTAAGATTGATCAAATTAGATCTGTGGCTAATAGAAGAATAGACTCGAATCATCCTATCGGTGTTCTAGACGAAATTACTTTATCAAAGATTAAAAATAAAATCACTGATTTTTTTAGTTGA